CTTGATCAGGTGCTTGCGACTGAATGGGACGCGACGGGCGGGCGTGTGCTGAAGGTGAGCCAGACGGCGGTTGACAGTGGCGGCCACTGCACGCATGAGGTCTATGCCTATGTGCGCGATCGGGTGCGGCAGGGTGTAGTCGCGATCAAGGGCAGCAGCAGACGCAACAGCCCGGCGGTCGGCAAGGGCAACAAGGTCGATGTGAACTGGCGCGGCCGTGTGATCAAGCGAGGCGTCACGCTGTTTCAGCTGGGCACCGACACCATCAAGACAACGCTGTTCGGGCGGCTGCGGCACAACGAAGGCGCGGGTGGATTGTATTTCGGGCAGGCGGCTGATGCGGAATACTTCCGTCAACTGACCAGCGAACGGCAGGCGCTGCGGTATCACCGCGGGTTCCCGATACGGGAGTGGGTCAAGAAAGCAGGCGACCGTAACGAGGCGCTCGATTGCGCGGTCTATGGCTATGCGGCGATGTTGATCTTCAGCCGACGGATGAATAAGGCGACGATGTGGCAGCAGTTGCGTGATCAGTTGGAAGGTGCAAAGCGACCAGCGCTAAGATCAAAGCAGCAGGCCGCCCCTGGGCCTGCTAGTGGCTTCGTTGGCAACTGGTAACCGTGCGCATCCCTAGCCAGATCAGAGCGGGCGACACGATCCAGTGGCGCGACGTGGAAGGCGTTGACAACCTGGGCAACGCGATCAGCAGCGCCGACTATGTGCTGACCTACTACCTGCGGACTAACACGGCAAGCGAAGGCGCGACAGTTGTCGGCAGCGCTTACGGGACCGGATGGCAGTTCACGATCGCCGCGGCCACCAGCACGGGCTTTGATGCTGGGACGTGGTTCTGGCAGGCGGTCGCGACCAAGACTGGCAGCACCGTCACGATGGGCAGCGGCCAGCTGACCGTGCTGCGATCGCTCAGCTACACCGGATCCCCTGCTGCTGTTGATGGCCGGTCGCAGGCGCAGCAGGATCTGGATGCGGTGCAAGCCGCGATCCGTGCGCTGGTATCTGGTGGCGCGGTGCAGCAGTACAGCATCGGCAGCAGAAGCCTCACCAAGATGCGGATTGAAGATCTGATGACGCTTGAGAGCAAGCTGAAGGCGGACGTGAAACGTGAGCAGATGGCGGAGCTTATGGCCAACGGGCTGGGCAACCCTCACAATCTGTTTGTGAGGTTCTGACATGGGACTGAGGACGCGACTGTTTCGGGCGATGGGTTTTGAGCCGGTGCGGCCGCGGGCGCGGGCGTATCAGGGCGCGCGGGTTAGCCGACTGACAGCGGACTGGGTGACAAGCGGCACCAGCGCTGACGCCGAGATCAAGTCGAGTTTCAAGGCTTTGCGCAACCGTGCGCGGCAATTGTGCCGTGACAATGACTACGCAAAGCAGGCGCTGCGCGCGATCCAGAACAACGTGATCGGGCACGGCATCCGGCATCAGGGGCAGGTACGGATGCTGCGCGGCGGCAAGCTTGATGAGGCGATCAACGGCCGCATTCATGAGCAGTGGGAGAAGTGGATGCATAAGAACCGCTGCGATGTGAGCGGGATTCTTGGCTTCCACGACATCGAGCGCCTGCTGGTGCGCAGCATGGCCGAGTCGGGCGAGGTGTTCGTGCGGATGATCAAGCGGCCTTTCGGTGATAGCCGTGTGCCGTTTGCGCTGCAGGTGCTCGAGGCTGACTACCTGATCGACGATGACGTGCCGCAGGCGGCCGAGGGCAACACGGTGCGGATGGGCATCGAGGTGGATCAGTACCTGCGGCCGCAGGCGTATCACTTCTACGCGAATCATCCAGGCGACACTTATGCGGGCAACGCGCGCACCAACGGCCGCCGCATCCGTGTGCCAGCTAATGAGGTGATCCACCTGTTCCTGCCTGAGCGGCCAGGGCAGACGCGGGGCGTGACGTGGTTCGCGTCTGCGCTGATGCGGCTTCACATGCTGCAGGGCTATGAGGAGGCCGAGGTGGTGCGTGCTCGTGCGAGTAGCGCGCTGATGGGATTCATCACCAGCCCCGAGGGCGAGCTGGTGGGTGATGAGGTGTATGAGGGCGAGCGGGTCAGTGAGTTTCAGCCGGGTGTGTTCAAGTATCTGCAACCGGGCGAGAGCGTCACGGTGCCGGACCTGAACAGCCCTGACGGGCAGCTTGAGCCGTTCACGCGGTCGATGCTGCGGGCCGTGGCTGCTGGCGTAGGTGTTTCGTTCGAGAGCATCAGCAAGAACTTTTCAGAGAGCAACTACAGCAGCAGCCGGCTGAGCCTGCTGGAGGAGCGCGACACCTACCGGGTGCTGCAGCGGTGCATGGTGGAGAACTTCCATCAACAGGTGTTTGAGCAGTGGCTTGAGATGGCGGTGCTCAGCGGCGCGCTGAGCCTGCCTGGGTATGAGACCAATCCAGAGCGCTATCGCGCCAGCCGGTGGGTGCCGCGCAGCTGGGAGTGGGTTGACCCTCAACGCGAGGTGAACGCCTATAAGGCAGCTGTCAGGTGTGGATTCAAGACGCTGGGCCAGGTGATCGCGGAGCAGGGCGGCGATCTTGAGGATGTCCTGGTTGCACGTCAGGCTGAGCTGGCGATGCTCGATGAGATGGACATCGTTACGGACACCGACCCGAGTGAGGTGAGCGATAGCGGCGCGGTGCAATCCCCGCTGGGCATGGGCGCGATGCCGGCATTTGAGGAAACCGAGCCACCGATGGAGGAGGATGAATACGAGGAGGAGTCTGTGCTCGAGGACCCGACCGAGGCGCCTGAGGATTGATGGCAACCGTCAACGGGCAGGACATTGATCTGATGCCAACGGATGGCATGAAGACCGAGGCGCAACGCTATCGCGACTGGAAGGACGAGGGTCGGGCAGGCGGCACTGAGGTGGCCGCGGCCAGAGCGCGGCAGATCTTGAGCGGTGATGAGCTGAGCCCCGACACCGTGATCACCATGGCGGCGTGGTTTGCGCGGCATGAGGTGGACAAGCAAGGCGAAGGATTCAGCCCTGATGAAGATGGCTACCCATCACCGGGACGTGTCGCATGGGCCGCATGGGGCGGCGATGCGGGTCAAAGTTGGGCCACGGCCAAGGCCGATAGAATCAAAGCACTAGAAGATCGAAGCGCCGTGGAATTAGCGCGTCCCTATCCAAATGAACACGCCGCGAGGCTGACCGATCCGGATCAGTATGATTCGCTTCGTCGTGAGAATGATGCGGGCGGCCCTGGCATCGACTTCATCTACGGCATTAAGGAAGGCGAAAGCGAGATTCAAGCGATCCGGTTCAATAGTTCGCAGTACAGCCCGGCCGAGGCGCGCGACTGGCTGGCTGAGCACGACTTCAGTGCGATCATGTTTGAGGAGGCCACCGGCGATGGCGAGCGGGCCGAACCCGGCGATCTGTCCGAGGGCGACTTCGTGCGGTGGAACAGCAGCGGCGGCACCGCTCAGGGCCGCATAGAGCACGTCATGCGCGAAGGCACCCTGGGCGTGCCCGACACTGAGTTCAGCATCGAGGCCACACCTGAAGACCCAGCCGCGCTGATCCGCATCTACCGCGAAGGCGATGAAGGATGGGAGGCAACTGAGACGATGGTCGGCCACAAGTTCTCAACCCTGACCAAGATCTCGGCACTGCGCAGCCTCACCGGCAAGTATCAGCGCGCTGAGCTGACCACCTTCGATGAGGTGCAGGACCGCACCTATGAGTTCCCGTTCAGCTCTGAGTTTCCGGTTGCCCGTTACTTCGGCAATGAGATCCTGAGCCACGATGAAGAAGCAGCCAACCTAAGCCGCCTGAACGATGGCGCACCGCTGCTGTTCAACCACAACCCTGACAGGGTGATCGGCGTGGTTGAGCGGGCATACATCGACGGCAAACGCCGCCGCGGCTATGCACGCGTGCGGTTTAGCCGCAACGCCTTTGCTCAGGAGATCCTGAGTGATGTGAAGGATGGCGTTCTACGGAATGTTTCCTTCGGCTACTCCATTGACAAAATGGAGGAGCGTGGCAGTGGTGACTATGTTGCAACTGCCTGGTCTCCTTATGAGATCAGCGTTGTCTCGGTGCCGGCTGACCCCGGCGTCGGGATCGGCCGATCTTTTGAGGCTGACACCCCTGCTGCTTCGGCAGCACCATCCCCCGATCCTATTCCTCTAATGGAAACCGCCACCCCCGATCTGGCCGTGGTGCAGGCCGAGGCCGCTCAGGCCGAACGCGCCCGCATCTCGGACATCACTGCCCTGTGCGACAAGCACGGCATGGCAGACCTGGGCCGGCAGCTGGTTGAGTCTGGTCGTTCAATCGACGAGGCTCGCGCTGCTGTGCTCGACAAGCTCAACATTCACCAGGAGACCGTGACCATGCAGGCCGCCGACCTTGGCCTTAGCGAGAAGGAGAGCCGCAGCTTCTCTTTCCTGCGCGCCATCAACTTCCTTGCTAACCCAACCGATCGCTCGGCCCGCGAGGCTGCTGCCTTCGAGATCGAAGCCTCCGAGGCTGCTGCGGCCAAACTCGGCCGTCAGTCACGCGGCATCACCATCCCCCAGGATGTGCTGCGCCGTGACCTGAACGTGGGCGCTGCCACCGCTGGCGGTAACCTCGTCGCCACCGAACTGGACGCCGGCAGCTTCATCGACCTGCTGCGCAATGCTTCCGCTCTCGATCAAGCTGGCGCCACCGTGCTGACCGGCCTGACCGGCAACGTTGCCATTCCCCGCCAGTCCGGTGCCGCCACCGCTTATTGGGTGGCTGAGAGCGGCTCGCCCACCGAGAGCCAGCAGACCGTGGATCAGGTCAGCCTGACCCCCAAAACGGTTGCTGCCTACACCGACTACAGCCGCCGCCTGATGCTGCAGTCCAGCATCGACGTGGAGAACATGGTCCGCAACGACCTGGCTCGCGTGCTTGCGCTCAAGATCGACGCTGCTGGCCTTTATGGCACCGGCAGCAACAGCGAACCCCTCGGCCTGAAGCTGACCACCGGCATCGGCACCGAGAACTTCGCCGCTGCAATCCCCACCTTCGCTGAGGTTGTGGCGCTCGAGAGCGACGTGGCAACTGCTAACGCACTGCTCGGCAGCCCTGTCTACCTGATGAACGCTGCCATGCGCGGCGGTCTGAAGACCAAGGCCAAAGACACCGGCTCCGGCCTGTTCGTGATGGAAGGCAACGAGGTCAATGGCTACCGCGGCGTGCTCTCCAATCAGGTTGAGTCCGGCGATCTGTGGTTCGGCAACTTCGCTGACCTGATCATCGGCTACTTCTCCGGCCTGGATCTGATGGTTGACCCCTACACCCACAGCACTTCCGGCACTGTGCGCGTGGTCGCCATGCAGGACGTGGACATCGCCGTTCGCCATCCTGAATCCTTCAGCCGCGGCAACGACACCCTCTGATCATGTTGATCAAGGTCCTACGGCAAACAATGCTGGCAGGGCAGGTGGCCAGAATCGGGGATGTCCTTGAGGCATCCCCCTCTGACGCCAAGTTCCTGATCGGTATTGGCAAAGCTGTGGAGGCCATCGCAGAGGTGGCCGATGTGGTTCAGGATTTGCCTGAACCGACCCGTAAACCAACAACCCCCAGACGGAGGGCTAAGTCATGACCATCCACAATCTCGGGTCCAAAACGGATCTGCTCGAAGTTCACAACAACGCAGTTGTCGGATCGACCGGCGCTGGCACCCCCGCCAACGTTGATCTGCTGGATTATGAAGGCGACGTTGCCTTCATCATCGACGCCGCTGCTGCCGGTTCTGGCGTCACCCTGACCGCCAAGATTCAGCACAGCAACACGACCACCAGCGGTGACTTCGTTGACGTGACTGGCGGCGGCTTCACCGCTGCTGCTGCTAACACCGCCTTCCAGGAGAAGATCTACCTGAACAGCAACGACCTGCGTCG